CCTACTCAACCCGCCGACAGGTCCGCGGACTGTGGCGATCACGATGACCACGAACAACTACATTCACGCCGCAACGGTTTACTACTCCGGTGTCACGTCGGTTGCTCCGGTGCAGCCTTCGTGGGGTCCGGCTTCCACTGATCCGTCGATCACCATTCCGAGCAGCGCGTCCGACCACCTGTATGCGGTGGGGATGACTCACCGCGCACAGGATGGCAGCGGAACCTACACGGCGATGAGCGGAGCCACCCTACGGGCTGTGCGTCAGAACTACATCGGCAGCACCAACCCACTCGCCGCGGGCGACGCCTACGGTAATGGTGGTTCACTCGCTATCAGTGGCACCCGCGTCAACACCGGCGTCCCGACGATGGTCGCCGGTGTCGACTTGAGTCCTGCCGCGCTACCCACCTACAGCACCCCGACATGGGTGGGCACCGGTGTCGGCTATGAGCATTTCACCGGAAACGCCTCCTACACAGAAACCGTCCCCGCTAACGCCAACTGCGCGGTGCTGATCATCGCCGTCGCGGCGAACGCCGCGATAACGGTGACCTTGAACGGCACGTCGATGACATCGCTCGGTTCTGTCGGGGTGAATGCGGGGGCCTACACGCTGCAGGCGTTTTACCAGTTGAACCCGTCGACCGGGGCCAGCAAAACCCTGTCGATCACTAACAGCAACGGCAACTACTGCAACGCCAGCATGATCTACTACGCGGGGGTCACGTCCGTCACCAGCGCGGTGACACTGGCGAATCAGACGACGGCCGCCCCAGCGATCTCGGTGTCGTCGGCAACCAACCACATGTATGTCAATGCGTTCGGCCACCACCCCAGCGGTGCTGAGCGTTTCCTCACCTACGACAAGACGATCCGCTACACCGGCCGCAACGAATACTACGACCTGGCGATGATCGCCGGCGACGCGGCCGGGACGGGTAGCACCCTGACGTTCAACGCCACCCGCAGCGGCAGCACCGGCAACCAATGGAACGGCTTGATCCTTGACCTCGCGTAATCCGGTAACCTAACCATCAAAGAAAGGCACGACCATGAGTTTCCTGACAGGAACCAACACCGAGGTCATCTACGCCAACACCACGGCGGGTACCGCGAAGGCGAGCTTCACGTCGGAGGCGCTGCTTAACGACACCGCGGGCATGGGCGTGCAGGCGCATCTGCCGCCCGACTTCTTTCTGCCCAATCCGAACCAGGTGGGCCGCGGTATTCGGATCGTCGCCAGGGGCATCTTGTCGAGTACCGGCACGCCGACCTACACGTTCACCATCCGGTCCGGCATCGCCGGCAACACGTCGGCGGCGATCCTGCTCGGCTCGGCCGCGCTGACCACCGGTTCCGGCGTGACCAATCAACCGTGGGAACTTCAGGGCGACGTGTTCTTGGTGTCGCAGGGCGCGGCCGGGGCGAACTCGACGCTGCGCGGCATGGGCACCATCATCAGCCCCGGACTGGCGTCGCCGTACATTTACGGTGTGGGCGCGGGTGCCTCACTGACCACCCCGACGGTCGCCACGTTCTCGGCGGATATCACGAACTACATCAACTTCAATGTGACGTGCTCCGCGAGCTCGGCGAGCAACAACATCCAGCTGCAGCAGCTCCTCGTCTTCGGGCTGAACTGAGTCGTGGCGCTCAACGCAGTTGGATTGGAAGCTCTGGCGGCACTGCTCAGGGCCACGTTGGGCTACGCGCAGCTGCACTCGGCGGGGGCCGGGGTGAACGGCACCGACAACATCTGTGTGACTGGACGGCTGCCTATCGTCTGGGGTTTGTCCACCAACGGATCGTTCGGGTTGCAGTCGCCGCTGCGGTTCATCGCCGGAATCGCAGACAGCCCGGTTCATAGCCTGACCATCTGGGACAGCGAGATGGACGGCACTTTTTACGGCGAGTTCCCACTGTCCGGTGGTGATGGGCAGATGAACTTGGAGGGGGAGTTCATCGTCACGGCGCTCGACTTCCTCGCCAGTTCCACCGACGCATAGAAAAGAGGTCACATGCCAGGCTTGAACGCGGCCGCAATGACCATTGCCGCCAACGCGGTGAAAGGTGTGCTGCTATACGCGCAGCTGCACAGCGGCCCGGCCGGACTGAACGGCGCCAACCATGTGTCGACCGCACCGCGGAAGACGATCACCTGGTCGTCGGTCACCGGCCTGGGCGATTTCGAGTTGGCTGCGCCGATCAACTTCGACGGCGGTGAGATCAACGGCCCGGTCTATTCGGTGTCTTTGTGGTCGGCGGACCGCTCCGGCACCGCGGGTAGCACTGGTGTCGGCTCGGCGATCACCGCCAGCACAACGTCGTGGTCGGATTCAATTCCGTCCGGCGCAACGTACGCGGTGGTGTGGATATCCGGTTTCCCCGGCTCTGAGACACCGGGAACCACTGTCACCATCGGCGGGGTTTCCTGCACGCAGGTCGACGGCAGCCCGTTCGTGTACGAGACGGACGGGTACGGCTTCCGGTATGGCCTGCAGTGTTTCATCTTGAAAGACCCGCCGACCGGCACCAAGACCGTCGCCATCAACCGGGCTGCTGGTGGCACCGGCATCAACGCGGTGTCGGTGTACTACCAGGGCATCGACGGTCATGAACCGCTGAGCCTGGACTACGGCTTGGCGACCACGCATCCGTCGATGCAGGTGGCGAACAGTTCGGTGTCGAAAATCTATTCGTCGGGTTTCGCCTACCGGGTGGCGGCCAACCCGCAGGGCTTCACCACCTACAGCCAGTATCAGCGGTACAACGTGGACTCGTTTTATTACGGGTCGCCGCTGCAGGTGGGCGACGCCAACGGCACCGGCAACACGCTGACGTTCAGCGCGAACCGCAACAACACCAGCTACAACTGGGGCGGCGCGATCCTGCCGCTGGTGTCGACGGGCGGCACCTTCTATGGCGAGTTCCCGATCGCCGGGGCCAACACGTTCAATGGCTCCGGTGCGTTCACCCTCGACACTCTAAAATGTAATGGGAGTTCTTCGTGACCGACATTGCCGGCATCATCTCCGACGCTTTCGTCAACGGCCTGTACCACCCTGGCGACGGGAAGCAGCAGCAGCCGTCGACGATCCGGTTGCCGCTGTTCAGGATGGCGGGCCAGCCGCCTGAGCTGTACCAGCAGACTCAGGAAGCGGTGAAGCTGATGGGCGAGTCAATCGTCTGGATCATCAACAACACCGGCAACTCGGAGATCATCGACAAGGACGAGTTGGCGAAGCTCCGCGAAGACCTGGCCGCCGCGCGCACGGAGGTCGACGACTTGAAGCGGAAGGTCGATAAGCTGAGACTCGCGCAAGCGCAGACTGGCCCAACCCAGGAGGAAGATTCATGAGCTACGCCCGCATCACGATCAACGGCACCATCGAACTCGACCAGAACCTCGGTGAGTGGCAGGCGGTGGGGCCTGAGTTCTTGAAGAAGATGATCAAGCCGGAGTCGAAGGCACACCCGCACATCATGGCGATCGGCGTGGTGTTGTCGAGCGCGCTGCTGGTGGGCAAGGACATCGCCATCGACGTGATTATCAACGAGGACGAGTCGGAGTGGACGATGTCGGTGAACGAGTCGCTGGCGATCGCTCTGCCGGCGGGTGATGGCAACGACCCGAACCACATCATCATCGGCAACGAATAGTGTTCAACTTTTGAACACCCGCTGATACCCTGAGAGTTGATAACAGCCCGGCGCTAGGCGGTCGCCATGCTAGATCCCGAGGATCTGCGACAGGTCACCATCGTTGCGCGCCGCGAAGCTCTCGACATCCTCGCATTCGTCGGCCAGTCCCCAGGCTCGTACCGGTTTCTGTGCGCGTTGAAGACCGGCCACCTGGCCTACACCCATAAGCCTGTCGGCGTTGTTCTGCGGGAGTTTTGATGTGCGTATGTGGTCATCAGCATTACTACGACTGTCCGTGTGGCTGCACGATGTTCGAGCACGACGACGGAACCGACGGCGCGCTGTCCCATGCCCCTTATTCGTGGTCGAACACACCGAAGATGGATTGGAAGAAGCCGGAGGGCAAGTTTCAGCCACCGGACTCCGCGCCCATATCTGGGCTGCGGTCGTGGTTTCGTTGGTAGCGTTCGGCATGGCACTCGGCGCGCTGTCCTGCGCCATCATCGCATTGAGGGGTTGAATGTCTTTCACATGGAAAGCGGACAAGCCGCTGCTCACCCCGGCTGAGGTGGCCAAGGTGTGCGCCGATGTGGCGCGGGCCCGCGGACTGCCGGAGATTGCTGTCGTCCTGGCGCTCATGTGCATCGCCCAGGAGTCAGCGTTCTGGTGTCCCGCCAACCGGAAGGACCCGACCTCGCTGAACTATCCGCACGACTCGGAGTCCGACGACGGCCGCAGCGTCGGCTACTTCCAGCAGCAGAACAGGGTTGCGGGGGAGAACCCGGCACCGTCCGACAATTGGTGGGGGTCGATGGCGTCACGCATGGACCTGCGGTCGTCGTGTAACCAGTTCATGTCCCGACTGCGTAACATCAACGAGGCGCTCCAAGGCCGCTACGCGGCGTCGGAGACGATCGCCAACGTGCAGAACTGCCGAGAGGATCTGCGCGGCGAGTACGCGAAACATTGGGACGGGGCGTGGGCCTTGGTCCGCGGACTAGGAGGAGCGGCTGTGGCCGACAATCGACCGGCGTTCAACGAGTTCCCGATCTGGTCGAGCAACTGTAGCGACCGTGGCGGCACGAAGGTCGACTTGTTTCTGCTGCACACCCAGGAGGGCGGCGGGGGGAACGCGGCCGCGGAGAACTTAGCGAACTGGTTCAAGTCGGCCAACAACGTCAGCTACCACTACACGATCAGCCAGGCCTCGGACGGCGGGGTGACGGTGGTCGACTGCGTGGACACAGACCTTGCCAGTTGGTCGGTGCTGTCGGCGAACAACCGCTCCATCAACTTGTGCTTCGCCGGGTCGAGGGCCAGCTGGACCCGCGAGGACTGGTTGAAGCAGGCCAACGCTATCGACGTGGCCGCGTATCTGGCGGTGCAAGACTGCAAGAAGTACGGCATCCCGATTGTTTTCCTCGGCACCGGTGGCAGCTACACAAAGGGCACTGCCGGGATCGCCGACCACCAGTACGTCACCAACGTCTTGAAGGACGGCACTCACACCGACGTCGGGCCCGGCTTCCCGAAAGATGTGTTCAACCTGGCGCTCGCCAAGTATGCGGCTTCGCCGGCACCTTCGCCGGCACCGGCTCCGTCCGACGCGGATCGGCTCAAGGCGCTGGTCGCCGAGCTGCAAGCGGTCCTGAAGAAGTACGGCGGGTGAGGCTGCTCGACCTGTTCTGCGGGGCAGGCGGGGCGGCGATGGGATACCGGCGTGCCGGGTTCGACGTGGTGGGCGTGGACTGTGAGCCGCAACCGAACTACCCGTTTGAGTTCCACCAGGCAGACGCACTGGCCTACCTGCTGTGGACCGACGAAAAGTTCGACGCAATCCACGCCAGCCCGCCCTGCCAGCGGTACTCGGGAATGTTGAAGTGTCGCCCCGGCGAGGCCGACGACCACCCCAACTTTGTTGCCACGACCCGCTCACTGCTCGTCGACAGCGGCCTGCCGTATGTCATTGAGAACGTGCAGGGCTCACCGCTGCTTGATCCCGTCATGCTGTGCGGCCACATGTTCGGACTGGAGTTGTACCGGCACCGGCTGTTTGAGTCGAACTTCCGCGTCGCTCAACCCGACCATCCGCCGCACATTAAACCGGCGTCACCGGCGGGGCATTGGAAGCCGGGGACAATCATTTCGGTGTCGGGCCACGCCGCGCCGATCGCTGTCGCCTGCGAAGCTATGGGTATCGACTGGATCAAGACGGGGCGGGTGGGACGCAAGTCGCTGTCACAGGCCATCCCCCCGGCCTACACCGAATACATTGGGCAGTGGTTAGCTATGGAAGTGGAGAGGGCAGCATGAGAATCGGTGGACAGTACGTCGGCCTCGGGGTCGGCGACTCTAGTGACGAGATCCGCGAAATCAAGGCGTACATGCGGAAGAAGTTTTCCTACGCCAAAGGCCTAGCCGACAACGGCGACTACACGACCGCTGTCGCCCTGGTGGTCACCGAGATGCAGCGGCGGTATCAGGCCAGCGGCAAGCTGCCCGCCAACAAGTACATCGCCGGTGTCATCAACGCCGAAACGAAGTACGTCATGGGCTACCTGGAACGGCCCGTCGCACCCGACACCAGGGGTGTGTTCTTCACGGTGTGCGGCACGGGCGCCCCGTGGTGGATGGGACCGGACGCCGACTGCGCGCGGGCTGTGGAACACAAGTACAAGTGGCAGCCGATCGGGTATCCGGCGGCAGCGGTGCCGATGGGGCCGTCCATCGCGGCCGGCCGTGCCGAGCTCCGCACACAGTTCGCCGTCCACCGGCCGCGTATCGAGAAGTTCGGGGCGGTGCTGGGCGGGTACTCGCAGGGCGGCGTCGTGGTCAGCGAGTGCTGGGAGCAGGACATCAAACCGGCCGACGGTGTGCTGCACTGGGCCAAGCCGTACATCAAGAAGGCGGTCGTGTGGGGCAATCCGTGTCGGGAGAAGGGCAAGGTGTTCCCCGATCCTGGTGGGCCGATCGCCCCGCAGAACACGTCGGGTGTGGCGACCCCGCTCATGGTGGACACGCCGAGCTGGTGGCGCAACTATGCCCACGCCGGCGACATGTACGCGGCCTCCACCGACGATGAATCCCGCGAGGATAAGACCGCCATCTGGCAGATCATCCGCGGAACCAAGGTGTTCTCCGGCCCCGACAACCTGCTCCAACAGTTTCTCGAGGTGGCGAAGGAGCCGGTGCCCGGCGCGATCGGTGCGTTCAAGGCGATGTTCGACACGTTGGTCTTCTTCGGTAGCGGCACGCGGCCGCACATCACCTACGATCCGCGGCCAGCGATCGACTATCTACTTGCCAGTTAGGGCTTAGACTGAGGTTCGATCAAGGGAGAACATCATGCTGAAGAACCTCGGGGTCTATCGCAAGGCGATCGCCGCCGGAATCGGTAGCGTCGTCACCGTCCTGACCTTTGTCACCCACAACTTCGGCGGTGTTCTGCCGGGGACGTGGACGACTGGCATCGGAATCCTGGCAGCGGTCCTCACGACCGTAGCGACGTGGGCGTTGCCGAACGATGTTGTGGAGTAAAGCTTTTTGGCTCGACGCGACCGAACGGGCGATCAAAACATTTGCCCAATCGGCGTTGGCAACCTTCGGCGCCGGGGCCGTCGACATCTTGTCGGTGAACTGGCTGGGCGTCGTGTCGGTGGGGGCCGGTGCAGCTGTCGTGTCGATCCTGACCTCGCTGGCATCGGAGCGGGTCGGCACCAAGGGCAGCCCCTCGCTGGTTCGTGAGGCTGCGTGACATGCCTGACCCAACACACGTCGACACCATGTGGGACATTCTCGGTCTGATCATCGTGACCGTCCCGGCTTGTATCGCAGCGGTGGCTGCGTGGCACAACCGGAAAGACATTCGGACGGTCAAAGATCAGGTGCAGAACGGTCATGTCATTAACTTCCGCGACGAGGTGACGACAATGGCGACCGCCGTTACCCGGCTGTCGGAGAAGATAGCATTGCTGCACAGCGACGTTCATCAGGAACGCCTTGAGCGGCGGGAATCCATTCGTGAATTGCGCCAGGATTTGACGGAAAGACTGGAGTCTTTGAGCACCGTGCGATCTCGCGCGGCTCGGGATAAGGCCAGGTCGGAGAAGTAGTTCACCTCCGGTTACCGAGGTTTGTCCAGGTCGTAGGTTATCTTTCTTCTTGGAGCGTTCAAGAACAGGGGTTACCCATGTCACTATCGGAACGGCTGGCGAAGGCGCGATTTGAGACAACGCGCAGGGCGAGGGACGGATGCACCACCTGTCGATGGCTTGACGCGGCACCGCAATCGGTGAGGGATGAAGTGAATACCTGGCTAACGAGCAAGCTGTCCCAGCGGGAATTGTGGGAGATCCTTTCCGACGACCCCGACCGGCCCCTGCAAATCGGTTACAGCGCCTTCCGTAATCATCTTCGCGGCGAATCGGAAACGTGCCGCAAGTATCAGGTCACCAAATGAGTCTCGACAAAGAGTTGAAATCCCGGCGCATCGCCAAGGTCAACAACCGGATTCTGATTCTTGACTGTGAGCGCCTGGACGGCATCAGCGAGCAGCACTGGTGGAGCCGCGGCGACCTCAAGCAACGCTACGTCCACTACGAAACGGTGACCCGCCATCCGCGTGTGACGATGATGTGCGCGAAGTGGTATGACCGGCCCGACGTGATGGCGTTCGCCGAGTGGGACACCGGCGGCCGGAAGAAGTTCATCAAGAACATCTACAACCTGGTGACGCGGGCCGACATCATCGTGGGGCATTTCATCGACAAGGCAGACATACCGTGGTTGCGGGCCACGTTCGCCGTCGAAGCCGACCTGCCTCCGCTGCCGCCGTACAAGACGGTCGACACCTACAAGGTGTTGAAGACGTTCGGCGACGGCATCCCGTTCAAGGCGTTGTCGGCGTTCAACAACATCGTCGGCATCGACGGCAAGACCGACGAGTATGACCGGCATCGTATGGAGCGGGCGGTCGCCGGCAGTGAGGAGGACCGGGACCGGTTGACGGCGTACTGCATGGGCGACGTGCTGGCCGCCCAGGCGTTGTACGACTGGTGCCGTCCGCACATCACGAACCATCCGGCGCTGTTCGTTGACGGCAAGGACAAGCTGACCGTCTGCAACCGCTGCGGCTCCGACACGAAACCCACCGACCGCCGCTACGTTGCCAACGTGATGACGTATTCGATGCGGAAGTGCACGAAGTGTCAGGCGTATGTGCGGTTGTCGATTGAGCCTGAGAGAATGAGCGTCGTGCGGGGCGTCTGATGGCATCACCTAATGCGGACCGGGTGCGGGCTGCGCTACAGGCGCTGCTCGACGAGCTCGGCGACGGCTACCATGTGTCGCAGTTCGTGGTCTGCATGGGACTTGAGCGGGTGTACGGCGGTGAGATCGAATCAACGTCGTGGGTGTGGTCGCCCGAAGACCAGCCGGGCTGGATGACGGCGGGCCTGCTGGGTGAGGGGTTGCAGCTGCTCAACTATAGCGACACCGACGACGACTAGGTGGAGCCGTAGGGAATCGAACCCTAGTCCAAGCCGGTACCGCATGCGGTTTTCGTCGGCCCGTCGAACCCAGTCTCGGCCCCTGTAGGGTGTTCAACTTCTGAACACTTGATCTAACGCCAGTGTAAACTCCCTCCCAGAAGCACAACGGAGGAGAGCCATGTCCAAAGGTAATACCACCGAGAATGATTTGGTGGCCTACATCTTCAAGGGCACGGCGATCCCCTGGGCCGCGGCCACCCAACTCGACATCCATCTGCACACCGCCGATCCTGGCGAGTCGGGCACGTCCACCACGTCGGAAGCCACCTACACCAGCTACGCGGCGGTGACGGTGAACCGCAACGCGGGCGCGTGGACGGTCAGCGGTAACCAGGCGAGCAACGCCGCGCTGGTGCAGTTCCCGCAGTGCACGGGCGGGTCGAACACCATCACCCACATCTCGATCACCCCGAATGCCTCAACGCAGATCCTTTACTCCGGCGCGCTGGGGTCTTCGCTGTCCGTGTCGAACGGCATCCAGCCGCAGTTCGCCATCGGGGCGCTCGCCATCACCGAAGACTGAGCGCCGGTGATCGGCAGCATCTCCACCTTCGTCGCCGCCGAGAATGGTGGACGTATCTCCACGGCCACCATCCGCAAGGTGCCGTCGCAGGC